TGCAAATCTTTGTCCGGCTTGGACAACAATACCCATTAATTGTAATAAAGTTTGAGAAGGCTCTTTAAATGGTAACATCATAAATGAATCTTTTAAGTTACCACCGGGAGCATCTACATCTCTAAATTCACCTGGTTGAATAGATTGCGCGTCATCTCTAATTCTAATGCCACGCATTTTAAAGCCTGCGGGTAGATTGGAAAGCGTACCCGCATCCAATAACTGACGAAGAGCTGCTGTTGCAGTTCTAGATAAACCGCCAATCATATGAATGAGACCGAAACCATAGAAACCTAATCCTGGCAGAAACTTAAAGTGGACAAAGTAATCTATTTTATTTTTTTTCGGATCTCCAATTTCGTAATTTCTTTTAATTGCTAAAACATTTCTTGTGGATTCTTCAATTGTAACAATGTATGGAATTTTAATTCCCGATTGTTCTCCAGTTTCATTATCTGTATCTTCAAAACCTTCTAAGTCTAAATTTATATGACATTCTAAAATAGTATAAACATCATCGTCTTTAGTTTTTCTTTGACCTTCTAATTCTCTTTCGGCTTTCTTAACATCACTCTCCATTTGTGCAGGAGTTCCTAATTCTATATCTCTATAAAAACCAGCTACTTGTTGTTTTCTTAATTCATTTTTAGAAATTTTAAGCCGATGGATGATTGCTTCCGCTTCGTCTAATGAGGTAGCCGTGTACGGAACAATCAAATCATCTGCAGGTACAAACTTCGAAGTTGCTCTCTCTTCCAATTCATCATAATAAACTTTTTTAAATGAGGAACCTGCAAGAGGTAAATAGAATAACATTTGATCGAAGTCTGGCTCATAGTCTTTCATTTTTTCCATGAGCTCATAATTCATGTAATCTTTTACTCTTTCAGCTTGTTTTGTTTTTTCAATATTTGGTGCACCGATGGCTTGTGTACGTACTGGGCCATCAGCCGGTAATAATTCTTTATATGCCAATGCTTGAAACTGCGTAACAGCTTCAGCCAAAACTGGATGGGTTGCCCCACTTGCGCCTTGAAATGGTTCAGTTCGCATGTCATATTTAAATCCTAATAAATCAAGTCCAACAGTATAAGTTCTTTCCCATTCTTTTCTACCCATTTGATAGTCCATATATTTTCCAGAAAGGTCTGAGCCTAATTCGGATAAAACTTGATCGGGTAAAAATTCTGCTAAATTTGCATAATGTTCATCAGCGCCTGCAGGGGCTGCGGCTGCGGGATCAAAATCAATATCAACTGATCCATCTTCTTGTTCGGTTACTTCAACGCCTTCAGGACCTTCTTGAATCTCTTCTTGAGCTTCAACAACTTGTTCTTGAATTTCTTCTTCGCCTGGAACGGTAATTTTTTTTCTAGGCTCGTTTGGAAGAGCCTTGTCTATTTTGTCTGCCATTTATTTTCTCCAATTTTACTGTTTTAACAGTATTATAATTAATATTCAAGCCCTGAGGCGTGGGGCCTGATTCAGGCGCCAGGAGCCAGGTCTTAGGATACTCAGACTTTGATGTTTTTGATTTGATTCGCATAAGGTCCATATGTTGGTTTATTTTCTGTAACTACTTCTTCTTTTTCCTGAAGTTCAAAAGGTTCAATCTTTTGAGCTGTACTTTGTATATCGGTTAATCTCTCAGCTGCTGCTAAATTGTCTTGAGCCTTTGTCTCGTTTAGCTCATCCATAAAACTCATATTGGATGCTGCTAGACCTGTAGCTTTACCCACATCGGTCTTACCAGTTAACCATCCTGAAGCTCCTACAGCTGCAGTTAAAGGTGGAACTCCTAGCATAGTCATAATAGAAGTATCAGCCAACATTAACGCACCAGAGGGTGCAATTCTAAAATTTTTAAATGGTAACTTCTTCCAGACACCCTGACCTTTATCTAAAACTTTTCGTGCAAAGATTTGAGGTTGAGTTCTACTTGACGTCTTTTCAGTTTTCAGTTTATCCGCAGTATCAACACCTTCAATCATTCTTAGGTCTTCTATTTTTGCTTTTTTTAATAAATACGCTTTGAAGATTCTTCTCTCATTTGCATCTAGTTTATTTATATTCTTATTCATATCTTTAGTAATCCATTTTGAAGAATCACCCCCTATACTATTTCCCTTAGCAAAAGAAATAGAACCGTCGTTGCCAATTATTGCATTTATCTTTCTGTATTTTAAGAGACCTTCATCTTGAGGGAATTTTGTATAGTGTTCATTTATTGTTTTGGCGGCTTTTGCATCTATAGCTTTTAATTCAGCCTCTATGTTTTTTGCAGTATCAACATTTACATCACTTAAAAGATTCACTCTTTCTTTAGCAATGGCTAATAATTTTTTATTAGCACCAATCATTCTTTCATTAACATGTTTAGGTATAACAGCAAGATCTTTGGTTCTAACATCAAACTCATCCCCAAGAGAATATAAATGATGCACCGGATGACCTTTAGTTCCACTAGCTCTCATGTTCTGATATTTTTTTATAAGTTTGTCTCTTTCAACTTTATGAGCTAATTTTTCTTCATCAGAGAGCTTGACATATTCCAAATCGTTAGCCGTCTTATGTCTATCAATTAAATCGTGAATTCCTTTTTCTGAATAACTCCCTTTAAGAAATCTTTCATAAATTTCTGCGTTACTTAGAACCCCAGCTTGTTTTCCACCTGTAGATGTCTTAGCAGAGCTATATCTTTTATCTAATGCGTCATCAAAAGCTGCTTGTTCAGTTATATCAGCAAAAATAAATTTTCCATTATGTTGTTGTACTTTTTTTCCCTGATTTAGGAGTCTCTCCCTTATTGTCTCGTCCGATGCTGTTTTTCTTGCTAACCAACCTTTTTTCTTGGAGGCAGTGGAGTCAACATTAGAATAAACAGTTCCATGTCTATTTGTTCTTTTATGAATGTGTCCTGTCGCTTCATTATAAACAGGGCTCGTGCTACCTACATTTTTTTTAGTTGGTCCAGTTGCTTTTTTTATTGTTCCAGGAGGACCATCTGCGAAACCAATTCTACCTCCATCAGCTTTTAATTCTATTCCTAGTTCATCTGCTTTCTTAAAAATTAAATCTTTAACGAACCACTCTGGCATCCCGACTCCGGCGCCAAGGTACTTTTTCATTCTACCTACATAGTCATTAAAAACTTTTTGATTTCGTTCTTGGGGTGATAATGGATTTGGTTGAGGGAGAATTGCATCTCCACCGTTTGAAAACTTTTGACGTCGCGTAAGATGCGCCATCATATCATTGTATTGAGCGATCTTCACTTAAACTCCTAATATGCCTGGTAATCCTCCGGATGCAATATTAGCTCTTTCCATTTGAATAAATTCATCAATTGAAATTACAGGCATTCCTAATTCTTCTTGTTGGAATTTATATTTCTCATACTCGTCTACCATCATAGGATCATAGTCACCTGGATTATAAGCAACCTTCTGAGAACCGCCTGAACCTCCCGCCATTTCTTTAAAATAAAATTCCTTAATCTCTTCTATAGATCTTGGTCTACGACCTTTTCTTTTAATAAATTCTTCTACGACTTTTTCTATCAGAACATCTTGATTGATTCCTGAAGCCTGTTGCCCGTAAGGAATTCCTTGGTCTTGCATAAATTCTGTAGTTGTTAAATCGTCTTGTACCACGCCTCCTGGATCAGGAGGTCCTAAAGCATAACCGATTCTTCCGCCTTGAGCTGCCATCTGTATACCTTCTAGTGCTTTAGACGAAAACTTATTTTGAAGTCTCTCCATCTCTTCCCAAAATTCATCGAGTTCTATAGGGCTTAATTGTTTAAAAGGTTTATTAAACAGTCTGAAAGAATGTTCATCGGCATCGCTTTCATTTCCATGAAGATCAGTGGAAGCCATTTTCATCGGTGCACCCGCATCTAGACTCTGAATTCCTTTTGCATCTTTAGGAAGCATTAATTCGTTAATATCAATTTCCTGGACCTCTTCGTCGTTCCATGAAGCTGGGCCATCGTCTTTATCAGTCCAATCCCAGTGTTTTCTCCAATCAACTATGTCTCCAGGTCTTTTTGCCATCAATAATACGTCCTTTGCGTTTTAACTACTTTTTCTTCTTTGTAGTCTTCGGGGTGGGTGATTAAACCTCCCTGTCTAAATCGCATTACGGCTTGGGTCATACTATCGACCAAGTCATCATGATCCCCATACGGAAACGCTGCACATTCTTCAATTACTTCTTGAGCAAACTCCATTTCTTTGGGCGCCCATATTCGGCCACTCTCAAAAAGAGGTGATACCGAGTTCACTCTAGTATGTTTATCGTTTCCTTTACTAGGTGTGAAATTTATAACAGGAATTCCCATCTTACGCAACTCATAAGTTAAAGGAAGCCCTGATGCCTTACTCTCGATTATAACGGTCTCTGGATTCCAATAACCATATTGTTCCAAAGCAATTCTTCTGAGTTCAGGAAACTCGTACCTTCCTTTTAAGGCATCTACTAAAATTAATTCAGGAGCGCTATCTTCATTGGGAAGAAAAACTCCCCACGTAGTGATTGCAGAAAAGTCTGCGGTTTCTTTTTTCATGAAAGCGGTATCATAAGATTGAATAACATGTTGTAAGGGAGGAAGTTCTTCGTCTTCCCAATCTTTCCACCACTCCCTTTTAATTAAAGCTCCTTCTTCAGAAGTTGGATTCTGCATATACTGTGCATTCCATTTACTTCCAGGTATTGATGCTTTAACCGAGTTTAAATCACTCAAGGGCCAGTATTCAGGCCACACGGCTTTACCCGATGGCATGATCGCTGGAAATTCGATCACTTCCCATTTATCTGCTTTTGGTTCTTTTTGAGAACTTATTAATTTACCCGTTAAATCTTTTTCATTCCATCGTGTCATAACAACTACAATTGCTCCACCAGGTTGGAGACGTTGTCTTGGACCAGAAGTATACCACTCATAAGTTCTTTCCAAAGCACTAGCATTCATTGCATCTTGCTCTGTGTGAGGGTCATCAATTATTAACAAGTCGGCACCCCTTCCAGTAATGGCTGATCCAACACCAGCCGCATAATATTCACCACCTTGTTGAGTCTCCCATTTACCGGCAGCTTGACTATCTTCTTTAAGTCTTGTTTTAAAAAATTGTTGGTATTCTGAAGAATCAATTAGTTGTTTAGCTTTACGACCAAACCTAACTGAAAGTTCAGTAGTATTTGTAGATTGTATTATTTTTAATTTAGGATTCTTTCCAACCATCCAGGCAGGTAAAAGGTAAGAAGCAAATTCAGATTTAGTATGTCTTGGCGGCATATTGATAATGAGTCTCTTTATCTTTCCCTCCGCTAACTTATTAAATTTTTCTGAAATTTTTTTATGATGGGACCCCTCTATAAATTCTGGCCACACATGTTTAACAAAGCTTAGAAAGTCAGATTTAACCTTAGACTCCTTTTTCTTCTCTTTCCATTGATTCATCATCAATGAAAACTGTCTTCTTACGCCTTCCGGCAACTTATCAAAATTTTTTAATTTTTCTCTGTCTAGGTTCATAGGAGTCCCATTAACTATTTTATAGGTTTAAACGTATGAATCAAGGCCTAAAGTCAAAACTTTGGGACCCCTTTTTTTAAAAAAAGAAAAGGTTTTTGAGATGTTTTGAAAAATGGAGGTCGGGTTGGGACCTCTTGGACCCTGGCGCAGCGGGCGCGGCGCCACAACCTATGATTGATGTTTAAACTGCATACATGCAAGGCGCGAAAAATTTTTAAAAAAAGAAAAAAATTTTTTGTTTTTAAAAAAAAAAATTTAAGAAAAAAAAAAATAAAATAAAATAAAATAAAAAAAAACGTGGCGCAAATTTCTTTGCGCCACGTTACAGGTAACACTCTTGACTAAAGAGTTCTCTAATGCATTGTCTTTTTATTTTGTTCTTGCCATTTTTTATATTCATCGGTTTGCATTGTCAATCTTTGCAAGTCTGGCAACACTAACAAAGCCATTGCAAATGACATTGCTTCATCTCCAATTTGTTTAGCACAATACCTCACACGTTGCGCAACTTCTTCTTTAGGCGCATTGTAAACAAATAAAGCCGAGTGTATTATTTCTGGAGTTAAATGTTTTGGAAAAGAAATATCTTTGTTAAAAGATTTCCCAAAATGTTTATGTTTGTTTCTTTCTTTCATATTACCTTTCGTTTAATGTGTAATTACTATCACGATATTGCTCTTTGGTCAATGGTCTTTCTTCCTTTGTTATTAGATTGCGATAAACATAAATCATATCATTATTACTAGTCCAATCATA